GCTTAGTTTTTTTAGTGGAGTTTTGAAAAAATAAAAACTGGTCTTTATCGTCTAAGATATTGACCTCTTCTAAGTTTTCTATTGTTTTGCTACCAGTTGACATAAAAATAATTACACTTAAGGTTCAAAGCCGCCGCCACCGCATTCTATGGAATTATATTGGATAACTTGTGCAAATTGGCCACAATTTCCATCTGCATAAATACCCATTAATGTTGTTCCGTCACAATAAGAACTTATAAATGTTCCATACGTTGGACATATATTATTAATAGATTCATTAACGTATAAGTTGCTACTATTTTTAACTGGCCTTGAACCAGAAACTAAAAGTTCAGATCCATCTGTTATTGGAAAGGACCAGTTTGTAGTAACTCTTGATTGGCCACCAATTTGAGAGCCAATTTCATAAGAGTCTAATTTTGCACCAGAAATTCTTACGCCAAATTTTTCTACATTATTATTATTTTTAAATATAACATTAAAATTATATCCACTTATTGTTACGTCTTCCTTTGAAAACGTTTCCGCTAAATTTTCAGCAGCAAATCCACTAACAATACTTTCTAACGAAACAGTTGCAATTATTGGTCTTTGAAGCTTTCTGGCAAATGGATAGTTGTTCCCAAATCCATACATGGACTTTCTTTCAAAATTTATGTTAAGATCAAATGATTGTAAGTTTCCAAAAACTTCTCCAAAAGACATGGCATCTGAACCAAAAGCTTCTGAAGCAGTAAATGAGACTTTACCAAATGGACAGCCGCCATTAAATTGATTTTTATAGCCAGTTATATATCTTGAAATTTTCGAGCCATCATATAACTCTAATCCATATTTTCTATTAGCTCCCGAAGCTGTTTGGCCAGTTACATCAGTATTTACTGATGGCATATAATTATTAGCAGAGTAAGTTGATATTGTCGCATTAGCCCCAACAAAATCACAACTCACAGTCGCTAATCCCCCAACCGCAACATTTAAATTATAAGAGTTTATATAAGCATTGCCTATTCCTAAAATATTATAGGTATTTAAACTTGTTGCGGTAACAGAATCAGAATATTCGTTTGGAGCAATTGCAATATAAAAATTTCTGTCATACGTTGCAGTGAGAGTCTCTGAAGATATAAAATTATTAAAACTACCAGAAGTTATATGAAATCCAATAAAATCCTCATTCCACCCATCATTCAAATAATAAGAAAATCTTAAATTAACATCAGGAGCAAGCTGAGTCGAATTTAAAGCGAGACTTGTTGAACCAATCTGTTTTAACTGCTGCCTTTGAGTATCAAAGGAAAAACCATAATCTTGAATAAAATCGAGCCTTGAAATAGCGGAGCCAGTATTAAAACTTTCATTGAAAGCATCTAAGCCCCCAACAAACATAGAAAGCATTTCGTATGAAATCCAATTTCTTGGCATTAGTAAGTCCTCCTAGCCCCAAGTGGGTCTTCGATTAATGTTATTGATATGTCATTTACATTTTTATAAACAAAAGTGTGTTGCCATTGAGGCGCATAGAAATATTTATTTTGGTTATATATTTTGGGAAATTTGTATTGGAATTTTCGGTATCCTTGTCGGCCAATTAAAAAATGAAGAATGCATCTCGCTTCTGCGTCAGACACTCCTTTAAAATCTAACTTAAAACTTTTTAATGTATTTGCGTGCAAACCAAAATTGGTGCGTTTTGTGAATGAATAAGGTAACTCTGTTTTAATTACTGAAGTCTCTTTGGAAACTTGCGTAGAATAAGTTGGCTGAAATTCAAATTCTCGCGTCCATTTTTCACTATTTGGTATCGTGTTAGCTGTTGTGATTGCACTAGACGGACTACTGCAAGTAAAAGATCCCGTGCAGTAATAAAAAGAATCATAAAGATTTCCTGTATTACTGGCAAAACTCGCATTTCCTGTATATCTCACAACGTCATATTTTGAATAAGTTGTGAATTGCCCGCCTACGCCAGAAACCCAATCTCCTCTTATATTGCTTCCAGTTATTAAAGAATTGTTCCAATTTAATAATGTTGAAATTTGATCAGTACTTACGCTTACGTTTATATTATAAAGATCATTCTCGTTGTAAGTATTATCAATCGTATTTACGAAGCCGCTAAACGGCTTGTATATTTGCGCTTGATCTGTATATAAAAATGCTCCAGTTCCATGTAGGCTTTCAAAAAATCCAACAATTTGTCGCGCTTGTTCTTGTTTGCGATTTTCAAATGGCATTGATATTTGCATTTGCAAATGATTCACGCCTTTTGGCATTGTATAAATATAATTATCTACAGTGCCATATTCTGCCAGTTCAGATGAAAATGAAACTTGCATTCCATACGATGGCGTGAAAGTCATCGTTGTTGGTATATTTGTGCCAGTTACATTTTGGTCTCTGTCGTAGAAAAATGACATTACAAAAATCCTTGATAATTAAGTGTCATAACGGCATCATCAGTTGCCGAAGAATTAATTGACTCTCCTATTAATTCCATATTTGACATTGTGAAAGTTGCTAATGACCCTATAGTTATATTAATATTTCTTTTATTTGAATCAATAACATAATCAAAAAGCCTTTTAGATTGGTAATCATCAATTCCTAAAGAAAACTGCGCCGTTACTCTATAGGGGCGCAATGTAACAACGTCCATTGGGGAACTTCCAGTTGGGTGGTAAAATGCTTGTCTGCTGCACTCTACATTATAAGTAAAAGATTCTATTCTGTTTGTTCCTGTGCCATCACATTGAATTAAAATATCTTGCGGCCTTACAAGACGCAAAGCGCCAGTTTGATTTGCGGTTGTTGAAATTAATCCAGTTCCAATATTACCAAACAATGAAAAATCAGCATTTAAATTTGGAAAATTACCAACTGCACACGAAACTGAATAAGAATTTAAATAACCTGAAGTAAAACCAAAACTTGTAGAAGAAGAGTTATAAAACAATCCTCCACTAATTGCAGTTGTTCCAGTAAAGTTTAAAATAAAATCATTTGGCGAAAGATATTTTTGTATGCTTAAAGATGATTGGGGAGGGCCAGAAGTGAATGTGCGGAATTTATTATATCCAATTACATTTAAATGATCAACAGGTAAAGAGTAACCAAAGTTGATATCAGTGACGCCAAATACTTTGTGTCCACTGAGATAAACTTCTGCATCATAATTTGCTGTTGATAGTTTAGCCATTATCTACCAGGTCTTAGTGATCCACCTAAACGCTTTTCCTCGTTTATGGTTTCCAGCACTACAGCCTTTATCCTTTCTGACATTTTCTTGTAATCTATACCGCCTTGATTTGTATTGCCTTGAGTTTCTGTTTGAGAGTTTTGACCAGTTACATTAATGTTGATGCTAACATCTCCCATCATTTTAGCGTTAGACTCTGTGGTGGTTGTTGAAGCTCCCACTTCGCCGCCATCCGCAAATCTTGGAGCGCGCCCTTGATTCATTGAGTCAAGAAGTCTTTTACCATACTTTGATGTTGCACCGCGATTCATTATATATTCACCGCTCATTAATAATGCAGGAATATCATCGGTTGGACCACCAGATGCATAGCGACGAATCATACCGCCATAAGCTCGACCAAGTTTTATATTTCTTGCCCCGCTCATATTAGTAATACTATACAAATTTCTGTATTCTGGAGAAAGATTTGAATCTAAAGCTGCGTCAAACGCTTTTGGATTTATTGTTTGACCCATGCTTCCAATTTTAGCAGCACCATAACTTGCAGCCGCAGACAGTATTGTTCCAACCAATTGTTGCTGAAATGCCTTTCTTTGCTGTGTTCTGTATGCTTCTCTTTGAGCAATGATATTTAATCCTTGTTCTTGCGCGGATCGGATCTCCTGATTAATTGTATCATCTCCTAATAAGGCAAATCTAGAAAGTCTTGAGCTTTGATCTTCAAGGTTAATAAATGCACTTGAACCACCGCCTCTTAATACGTCAGTTGCTCCACTTGTAGTTGTTTGGTTGGCGAATGCTCTTAAAGCATCATAGCCAGAAATTGCTCCGCCACCGCGAACACCAGGCAAGAAAATTCCACCATTATTCATTTTAGCAAGATTGGCCGCGCCGTATTTTTGCACAGCCGATTTTCTCATTACGAATTCGCCGCCAGTAAGCATTCTTGGAACGTCATCGCGATAACCACTGCCGCCAGTTACCAAGCCGCCCTTTGCCATACCTGTTATATTTAATCCTTTTCCTATAGCCGTTGTTATATTGCCAGCAGCTTGATTTAAAAACTGGCTTTGCATAGTTTTTAAGAAATTCATTGCAACGTTTTGTAATGCAGAACCAAGATCATCTGTTTGAGAAATAGCCGCCGACATCGCATCTCTTAAACCATCTCTAAATGCAATTGTAGTGTTTTTGCCAAATGTTTCTGAAAATGAACTCGACTCTATACTTATTTCTTTAAGACCTTCACTGATGCCGCCCCTTACAGATCCTCTTAAAGCATTTCTTATATAATCAGCAGCTTCTCTTGGATCTTGTAGTTCGCCCTTTGCTCTAGTAGCAGTTCCTTGAGCGGTAGTGTTTAATTGATTTAAAAGACCTATATTTTCTTCTAATAACTTATTTATTAATTCAATTGAATTTGCATCTTCTCCGTTTGTTTTTGCTAATTTTTCTGTAGCCAAACGAACTTCATCAATACTCTTTGCTTCTTTTATTTTTTGAATTATTAATGGTTTTACTTTTGCAGCAATACCAGTATTTGTTTCTACTTGCTTTGCCGCTTGATCTTTAAATTTAAAAAAGTTTTCATCTCTAGCTTTTGCTAAATCATCTTCAATTTTTTTAATCTCATCTGCGTATCTAGTTTCGTTTTCTAGATTTGCTAGTCTTCCCTGCTCTTGAGGGGTTGCGTAGCCTCTAGTCGCAATTGATTTTTTTAAACTTCTCAATGCTGATCCACGATCAAACTGCTCTTGTTCTATTCTATTTCTTCTTTGAGACTCTACAATTTGCTGATTAATGCTAAATTCTGCATCCAAAAGAGCTAGTCTATTTTTAATTTGAGTTGCCTGTAAAGATCCAGCTTCAGCAGCTTTTAATTGAGTTTCTAAGGATTCTTTTTCGGCTTTTAATTTAATTTCTGTAACTTTTGCATTTTCCGATGCGCGTAACAAAAGTGACCTTAAATTAGCCGCACCTTCAATACCTAATTTAAGAGCCTCTGCTTCTAAATTTACTGATTTTTCATTTGTTTCAAAACGTTTTTTCAAATCTTCTATTTGGTCTTTTGATATGTTGGCTAATTTACTTTTATCGGCAACTTCTTTAACTAAATTAAATAGAGTTTCTTTGCCAATATTTTGTATTCTTTCTTCTATATCTGCAATTTTTAAAACATTTTCTGCTCGCCTTTTTTCAACTTCTGTTAAATTTAAGGCGTTCTGTGTTATTTCTGCGTATTTTTTTGCCCTTTCTACTAAACCCTTAGCTTCTCCTTTTGCGTAATTAATATTAATTTCGCCTATTTGTTCTGATAATGCCACTCTATCTTCAAGTTCTTTTTTTGCTTTTGCTTCATCTGCTGCACGACGATCTCTAGCTTCTTGCTGTTTTTTTTCTAATTTAGCCAATACTTCTTCTAATTTATTTAATTGATCTTCTTCTTCTTTTATAGATTCTGTTGCATCTTCATAAAAAGCTTTATTTCCACTTATCATTTTACCCTGTCTAGTAATTGGCTCTCCCTGTGGATTCATATCTGTAACTTCTTCGTATACGGGTTTAAATCTTTCCGCATCTCTTTTTGCCTTTTTTAATGCAGATCTTGTTTTTGCCATACTAGATTCAATTTGATATGTTTGTTCAATTAAATCTCCTTCTGGATTTAATTCTTGTTGACGAACATTAGCTCTTTGCTCTGCTGCTATTCTCGTTGGCTCAGTAGCGGCTCGGTAACCGTACATCCCCAAACCAATTGCTGCGCCTGCAATTGCTCCATAAGGACCGGCTCCAGGCATCAATGCGCCAAGAGAAGCAAACTGGGTCATTGAACTTGCAGCTTTACCAGCTTCAATTGCAGCTTTACCAAATGCAGAATCTGTTTTCCCAAGAGTTGCTTCAAGAGTGCTCGTCGCCATCATAGTGGCACTCATAGCGAGAAACATCTTATCCATTCCTATAGAAAGCTTTTTAGAAGAATCTTTAACTTTTTCTAATTCTTCTGTTGCCTGTGCAGCTTTCATTGGAATTGGGTTTTGTCCTGGAGGCAACATTGGCCCTTGAACATCTCCTCTTCCAAAAAGATTTTTTCTTGCCTTTGCTTCATCAAATGCGAAATTCGGAATTCTACCATTAGGTTCATCTCTTGTGTTTATAACTGCAAGACCATTTGGATTTCCTGCATTTCTTAAACGACCATCTTGCGTGATGCGAATTTTGCTTGGGCTTACTCCTGCTGCCATTTCTCTATTAATAGCATCTCCAAGAGGAGAACCTGCGGCGAAATTTGGGATATATCCAATAGATGCCTTTTGCGCAACTTTAGGATAAGCTCTATTTAATATAATTTGATCAGCAAATGTTCTATCTCTTTCTGCGCTGATTTTATAGTCTGCATAAGCTTCTTTTGCTCCTGTCGCGTTGAAAGCTTCTTTTAACAATTGAGCCTGTTGGAAATTAAGAACGTCAAAAGTTTTCCCTTCTGCCGCACTTATAGCTTTTCTTGCTTCTGGAGAATCTTTTGGATTTAAAGCATAATCCATTGCGGCCTCAAAAATAGAACCGGCTACGGCTTTAGCCGCTCCCCCCGCACCTCCTTTTTTATCATATATTTCTTTAAACGAAGTATTATTTATCGGTGTTTTTGTGAGAGGTTTAAATAAATTTACAATTCTGCTTCCTTCTGTATAAATAACATTAGCAACAGAATCTGATATATTCCCAATTATTCCAGCCTCTCCGCCAGATTTTTTTGCCAAATTATCTACTGAACTTTGCGAAAATCCATAAGCTTTAAATTTTACAAAATCAGCAATACTTCTGCCTTCTTTTGGTTGTATTCCTACGCCCATTGATTCTGCATTTACTTTTTGGGCCATAGCTTGATCTGGAAGAAGCATTACTGCTCCACCAGGATAATCAACACTACTTACCGTTACTCCCGTTTTTGTTATTCCCTTTTGGCTCGTATACAAAGTACTCATGGCTGTTTTTGGGTCAATTCCCTTAGCCATTGCATATTCAGCAATTTTGGCTTCTGCATCTGCTTTGACAGCACGCCCAGCAGAAGAAAAACTTTTTGTTAAACCTGTATTAGCGTATTCAGGTTTTAAAGTATAATAGATATACTCATTCGCAAAATTTGGTATGTATCCTTTTGCCCCACGAATCATTTCAAAATTAGAAGCAGTGCCTTTTACTTTTGAAATAAAATCAAATTGATTAAGTGGAGCATACATTGATCCTGCAATTTGCTTTTGACTTCTTAAATCTCCTTGCGCTGGACCAGCGCTAATTCTTCCAGACCTTCTGGAAAGAATATCCATATTGCCAGTATACAAATATGAAATTTTCCCGCCAGAAGCGTTTACCGCATCAGCAATTTGTTGAAAGTTTTTAGATATACCTCCGTCTTTTGTCCTTGCTGCTCCAGATAAAATATCAATTTCAGTTGCATCTACCAATTGTCCAGGATTAGTTATAAATGAACCAAGTGAAGCACCATAAGTTGATTTGCCAGAACCAGCTGGACCAACTATAAGATTCTTTTTTGCACCCGAAGCCAAAATAGCTTTCAATAAAGCATTCTTATCTGGCTGTATTCTATCTGCATCGTAAACATAACGAGCAAAATTTGGGACATATCCTCCAGCCGCAGAAATCTTTTTAGCCCCTGCTGGCAAGCCGTATGCTCTTGCCATATCTTTATTAAAGATAGCAGAGCCGCCATTAGCAAAATTTGGCACAATATATTCGCTGGTATTGGCAATCATAGTGCCACGCTTGCCGCCACCAAAAGCAAAATTTGGAATTGAAACTACTTTAGAAGATGGATTCGCTCCTCCAACACCGCGACGAACATCCGCAGCTTCTTGGGCAGGAAGATATCCACCAGCACCGCGTCTTTCAATGCGTCCACTTGTTGCAGTTAATCCACCAGACATCAATGCTGGAGTTACTGTCGCCGCAATATTCTTAACTTGCTGCAATGCATTTAACTGACGGTTATAAACCCCAAGCAAATACTCTTCTTGTTTTGCGCGATTGCCACTTAAAGCAAGAATGCTTGCCATTACTTGCTGGTCCTGTATGAGTGTATTAACAACAGCTTGTTCAAGGGCTTGACGCTCTCTAACTTGTTGGTTAATTCCTAAAATTGTTTTTAATGATTCTATGCCAAATTGAGCTATATCTCTTGTTAGCTTTATAAAGATTGCTCCGATAATTGGCAAACCAACAGTAAAAAATACATCTGAAATTCCCTTAATTAAACCTTTAGCAATATTTCCCCCAAGTCCTTCTGAATCTACAATTTTATTAAACCCATTGATAAGATCACTAACAAACTTTAGCAATGTAGCTAAACTGTCGGTAACTCCAATTTCTGAAAGTTTATTGAATAATTGAGTAACAGATACTGTTGCATTATTGATTTGAGCGGCAAGAGTTTTATTGAGTTCTATTTGTCTTTCGTAAGCCTGATTGCTTGCTCCAGCCGAAACTGCAACAGCTTCCGAGAATTTGCTATTAGCACCATTTAAATCATTAAGAAGCGCAGACAAAATGTTAATATTATATTTGCTTGCTATAGCTTCAAGAATCTGAACTCTTTCACCGCCAGACAATCCTTGAAGTTTTTGGGCGACTTCTTCTAGCAATGGAATAGCGCCTTTTAACTGACCCTGTGCATTTAAAGATTCTACGCCAATTGATCTTAAAGCTTCAACAGTTTCGTCGCTTCTTAATCTTGTAAAAATTGTTTTAAGAGCGTTACCGATAACTGCACCACCACGCGCAGTTCTTTCCTGAGCAATTGTAATTGCGGCATTTAATTGGTCAAAATTGACTCCTACTTCTTGCGCGATTGATCCTGCACGCGCAAGACCGTTTGCTAGATCTTCTGCTGACACAGCAAACTTGGTGTCAACTGCAACTAATTTATTAATAATTTGCGCGGTTGTAATTCCTGTATCGCTAAATGAATTTGCAGCGGCAGTTAATACATCAACAGCTTCTGCGGCATTTAACGTCGTAAATCTAGTTAAAGTAAGTGCGTCAGTTGTTCTTTTAAGTGTTTCTTCTACGCTTAAACCTTGACGAGAAAACTCAAGAGCAGCTTGGGCAGCAGTTTTAAATGTCTGACCAGTTGTTTTACCGATATCAAATAAGGCGTCTCCAAATTGAGATAATTGCTTTCCACCTTGCCCACTAATTGCGGCAATGTCGGCAAGTGTTTTTTGAACTTCTATACCAGTTCTAACAAGATCGGCAAAAGCGTTTTGAACTCCATTAATAATTCCTACTGAGGCTCCGAATGCTAAAACGCGAGCATTTGATGCGGCAATGGACTTTTCAAACTCTGTGGCTAGACCACTTACTCGGCCAAGAGGTTGTGCTAAATTTTTAAACGCACTAGGGTCAACAGTAGCTGGAATGTTGATTTTGCCAACATTCTTAACTCCTTCTTGAATAGAAGCTTCTAAACCAGATTGAACTACTGGAAGTGATATACCTTTAGCCATCCTTTAACCTTTTGAGATATTTACACTCAAAAATTAGGCTTCGCCGTGCAATTTCATAAGCTCTTCCATACTCATTGTTTTTTTACCTTTCATAACTTCGTTGATGGTTTTTGCTCCTGAAGTTCTCATTTCTTCAACTTCTTCTTTTGTTGCCTTAAAAATAGCTTCGCCACTTGCTTTGTCTTTGTTCTTTTGCTTGCTTTCGAAGTTCTTTTTGGCTTTTGACCTATCCGTATATTCAAAAAGTTTATCTGGATTAGTTTTTATTTCGTCTGGAATATTTTCTGTTGTTTCAAATATATTTTTAAATATTTTACCATAAACGGTAACTCTTACTTGAAAGTCAGTAAGCTGAACCATTGGCTTTCCCCAAAATTGCATAGGCTGATCTAAAACAAGATAGTATGGTTGAAAAAAATCTAATAAAGCTATTTTTTGCAAGTTATACTCTTTAAAATCATTCATGTATTCATTAAAAAATAAAATATATTCAATAAGATCTTCATACGTCATTTCTTCAAATTCGTTTTCCGAAAGTACTCGTTCTTTTAACTCTTCATCTTTGAACAGAGATTCGTATATGATGTAATCATTTGATCGATTACTAGCATACTCTTCCGCAGTTTTACCCAAAATTTCTTTTCTTTCTGAAATCTTTTTTGCCAACTTTTGGCGCTCTTCGTCAATCTGTTTGCTTATTTCTTCTATTTCAAGTTTGCGGATAAAACTTCTTTTTGTTAAAATAAGTCTATCAATATACTTTTTTAAAGTATCTATTTCAGATTCTTCTTTTTCAGACCAAAAACCTTCTTCAATTACTTTTTTTAAAGCATCTTCTTCTGAAAGAATTCCTGACGATAAAGCGTATTCATAAAACTCTTGAAAACGAAAATCAAAAAACGCCTTCTCGCTTACGCCAAGATGCTTAATGAAAATAGGGCTACCCCTAAATTTTCTTTTGGAGTAGCCCT